ATATAATCCAAGACCTGATAGAGGTGAAAAATCATCTACTGAATATTATGGATTTAATCCAGTTTCAGGTACAGGGTTAGTATTAAATACTGAAATAGGAATAGTTAAAGTGAGTACAGAATAATGGCATTAACATTTACAACATTAAAAACAACAATACAAGATTACACTAATAATACAGAAACTACTTTTGTAAATAACTTAGATGAATTTATTGTTAATACTGAAGATAGAATACAAAAATTAGTATCTCTTCCAGTATTTAGAAAAAATGTTACAGGCACTTTAACATCTGGTAATCAATATTTATCAACACCTACAGATTTTTTATCAGCACATTCATTAGCTGTAGATAATAGTGGTTATGAATATTTATTATTTAAAGATGTGGCTTTTATTAGAGAAGCATATCCTAGTAGTTCTACAACAGGAATACCTAAATATTATGCTAGATTTGATGAAGATACTTTTATTGTAGCACCAACTCCTAGTTCAAATTTAACAGCAGAATTACATTATGAATATACACCTACATCTATTACGACAAGTAGTGATGGAACAAGTTATCTAGGAACAAATGCACCAGATTGTTTATTGTATGGTTCGTTAGTAGAAGCATATACTTTTATGAAAGGTGAGCCAGATATTATGGTGAATTACGAAAAAAGATTTCAAGAAGCAATACAAAGATTAAAAGTTTTTGCTGAAGGTAAAAATACTAAAGATAATTATAGGACAGGTCCTGTAAGACAGCAGGTAACATAATGTTTACAGTAGATGTACAAACCACTATAGGCGATATAGAAGTTAAAACTACTAACAATAAAGGTTTAAGTCCTGAATATTGGACTGAAAGAATTATAGATAAGTTAATATCTATTAGTGATAATGCTGACCCTATGGTTAAAGCACAAGCACAAGCATTTAAAGATAGTATGACACAAGTTGTACTTTTATATTTAAAACAAGCTATAGCTAGTGATAGAGCTACTGTAGCAGGATTATTACAAAAACAAGGTCATAAAGATATGGCTGATATTATAAGGAGACTTTAATGGCAATTTCACAAGCAATGTGTACTTCATTTAAAAAAGAATTAATGACAGCTACACACAATTTTACAACAACAAGTGGTAATACATTTAATTTAGCGTTATATACAAGTTCTGCATCTTTAGGTGCATCTACAACTGCATATACAACTTCTAATGAAGTTAGTGGTACTAACTATACTGCTAAAGGTGCTGCATTAACTAATGTTACACCAACTACTTCTGGCACAACCGCATTAACAGACTTTGCTGATTTAACATTTAGTAATGCTACTATTACTGCTAATGGAGCAATGATATTTAATGATAGTGCTTCAGGCGACCCTGCGGTTGCTATATTAGCTTTTGGTGGAGATAAAACTTCAACAGCAGGTGATTTTACTATTCAGTTTCCTGCAGCAGACGCTTCAAACGCTATTATAAGAATAGCTTAATAGCCTATGGCTAATGTAACTGGTTGGGGTCGAGGGACCTGGGGACAACTTACTTGGGGTGAGCCTATACCAGTTGTTGTTACTGGAGTTGCAGGTACAACTGCACTTGGTAGCGAAACAGTAATAGCTAAAGCTTTAGTTAGTGTAACTGGAGTTAGTGCTACATCAGCACTTGGAAGTGAAACTGTTATAGGTGAAGCTAATATTTCTATTACAGGTAATGCAGGTACATCTGCGTTAGGTAATGAAACAGTTGTTGCTGAAGCTAATACTGCAGTTACAGGTAATGTAGGAACATCAGCATTAGGTAATGCTATAACAGCAGGTGCAGCAGTAACAGGTGTATCTGGTACTGCTTCAGCAGGAACTCTTGGTGATGAATCAGTATCTGCAGGAGCTACAGTATCTCCTACAGGTATAAGTGCTACTAGTTCATTAGGAACAGTTAGTACAATTAGTGTTAATATATTATCAGTTACTGGTTTAGCAGGAACAACAGCTTTAGGTAGTGAAACAGTTATAGCTAAAGCACTTGTTGATGTAACTGGACTATTTGGTACTGGTCAAATACAAGGTGTAAATATTTGGACTATAATTAATGATTCACAAACAGCAAATTATCAAAATATATCAACAACACAAACAGCAAATTATTCAGAAGTTTCTACTTCACAAACTCCAGATTGGAGTGAAGTAGCTTAATTAATAAAAGGAAAAAATTATGGCAAGTTCATATGTAAATGATTTAAGATTAAACGAAATGGCTACTGGCGATGCTAGTGGAACATGGGGTGATACTACAAATACAAATCTTGAATTAATAGCAGAAGCTTTTAGTTATGGCACAGAAGCTATTACAACTAATGCTGATACCCACACAACTACAATAGCAGATGGAGCAACAGACCCAGGTAGGTCTATGTTCTTAAAATATACAGGTACATTAGATTCTACTTGTACTATTACTATAGGACCAAATACAGTTTCTAAATTATGGATTATAGAAAATGGAACAAGTGGTTCTCAATCTATAATAATTAAACAAGGTAGTGGAGCTACAGTTACTATACCTTCAGGTAAAACTAAAGCAATTTATTCTGATGGTGCTGGTTCTGGTGGAGCTATGGTTGATGCTTTTGCTACCTTAAATTTACAAACAAGTGGCATCATTGAAACCAGTTCTTCAATTCAAACTCCTCTTATAGAATTTACTGATGGAGATGATGCCATGACCATAGCTGATGGTGGTGGTGTTACTTTTGCACAAACAGCTACTTTTAGTGATGATATTATTATTGGCGATGGAAAGACAATAGGTTCTGCTTCAGATGTAGATGCTATGACTATTGCTGCTAATGGTCAAATAACATTAACACAAACTCTTATTGGCACAGCTTTAGACATATCAGGCGATATAGATGTAGACGGAACTACTAATTTAGATGTAGTAGATATAGATGGAGCTGTTGATATGGCATCTACTCTACAAGTAGATGGAGCTATTACAGGTTCAAGCACAATCAATGGCGTAGGTATATCTTCTGGTATATCTAACTTTTCACAAAGTATTCTTATTAGTCAAGATGCAGGTACAGGTACATTAAGTACTGCTGGTGATAACACAGGTTTAGGTTTTGATGTTTTTGATGACTTAACTTCTGGAGATTTTAATACAGCATTAGGTTCTTCTGCTTTAAGTAAGCTTACAACTGGTGGAGAAAATGTTGCTATAGGTGGTAATTCTTTAGATGCTAACACAACAGGGTCTTATAATGTTGCTGTAGGTACTTCTGCACTAGGTGCTAACACTACGGCTGACAATAACACAGCAGTAGGAACTAATGCTTTAGTAGCAAACACTACAGGTACTCAAAACGCAGCAGTAGGTTCAAATGCTTTAGATGCTAATACAACTGCTAATAATAATGCAGCTTTCGGTTATAACGCTTTAGGTGCTAATACAACTGGTTCTGAAAATACTGCTATTGGTGGTAGTGCTTTATTAGTAAATTCAACAGCATCAAATAATACGGCTGTTGGTAATAATAGTTTGGTAGCTAATACTACAGGTGCAAATAACGTAGCCGTGGGCAAAAATGCAGGTGGAGCAAACACTACAGCTAATTTTAATACTGCAATAGGTTGTTTTGCTTTTGATGCAAATACAACAGGTTCAGCTAATACTGCTGTAGGCGAAGGCAGTCTTGGTGCAAACACTACAGCTTCAGATAATACAGCAATTGGTCAAGCAGCTTTAGCAGCAAACACTACAGGTGCTTCAAATGTAGCTGTAGGTAAAGGTTCTTTAGATGCTAATACTACTGCTTCAAGTAATACAGCCGTTGGAGTAAGTTCATTAGGTGCTAATTCCACAGGTGCAAGTAATACTGCTGTAGGTGCAAATGCTTTACAACAAAACACAACCGCATCAAACAACACAGCAGTTGGTGTTAGTGCTTTACAAACAAACACTACAGGCTATGACAACGTAGCAGTAGGAAGAGCATCACTTGATGCAAATACTGATGGGCATAGTAATACAGCAGTTGGAGAAAGTTCTTTAACAAGCAATACGACTGGAGTTAGAAATGTTGCTATTGGTCAAAATGCTATGGCAGTTAATACAACAGGTGGTGAAAATATAGCCATAGGAAGAGGAGCTTTAGATGCTAATACAACAGCTTCTAGAAATGTTGCCGTTGGCGATTCAGCTTTAGGAGCAAATACAACAGCACAATCTAATACTGCTGTTGGTTGGTCAGCTTTAGCAGCAAACACTACAGGCGACCAAAATACAGCAGTTGGAGCTTATGCCTTGGATGCTAATACAACAGGTACTAGAAATCATGCCTTTGGTGTGGAAGCATTAACAGCGTGTACAACAGGTGATAATAATACAGCTTTAGGACATACAGCTTTAGCTGCACTTACTACAGGTTCATCTAATGTATCAGTTGGGTATAATAGTGGAACTGCAATTACAACAGGTGCCAGAAATGCTATTCTTGGTGTAGATGCAGCAAATCAAATAACCACAGGTAATGATAATACTGCTATGGGATTTGATGCTCTAACTCGTTGTACTACTGGTGTTAGCAATGCTTGTTTTGGTAAAGACGCAGGAGATAATATTACAACTGGTGGTTACAATACTTGTCTTGGTATTGATTCGGGCACTAATATTACCCAAGGAAGTGCCCACGTTATGGTTGGTGATTCTACAAATGCTAGTGCTGAAAACTCACAAAATGAAATTGTTATAGGAGTTGGTATTTTTGGAGTAGGTAGTAATAGCTTTAGCTTTGGTAAAGCTAGTAATGTAGTATCAAATGACTTTGATGCAAACGCTACTTTTACAAGAAACTCAGACTTACATAAAAAAACTAATATTAAAGATACAGATTTGGGCTTAAGTTTTATTAATGAATTAAGACCTGTAACATTTAATTGGAAACCCAATAGTGAGTTTCCAAAACATTACAAAGATTATTCTGAAACAGAAAACCACATGGACACAGAAACAAATCTGTACGGAATGATTGCACAAGATGTAGAAAAGGCATTAGATAAAGTAGG